CTCGGAGGTAGCCTCCGGGAAGGCAGGAAGGAAGCATATTGCCGTCCGTCTGATCAAAGACATGGACATGAAGGTGGTCTCCCTGATCACCCTTCGGAATATCCTGGACGGGATATCCCGTATCAATCGTGTGCAGGATGTAGCCATCGAGATAGGTGTTGATATTGAGACTGAACTGAAGCTGACCGCCTTGGAACAGGCCGACAAACAGAGGATGGAGGTAACCAACAAGCACCTCAAGCGGGTGTCGCACAGACGCCGCCGTCGTGCTGTGTTCAATCATGCAGTCAAGAAGAGCGACGCTGTTGACTGGACTCCCTGGACTCCGACGACTCGGGCCCATGTCGGGATGTTCCTTATCCATGCTGCCGTCGAATTCACCGGAGCAGTGCGTTTGCATGATATCGAAGGCGGTGTGGTCAGGAATAAGAACAACACCCTGATTCATTCCAAGGTCAAGGTGCTGACCGCGACCCAGGAGTTCGAGAAGTGGCTCCGGGAAGAGAACTCAAAGTACGCCCTACTACGCCCCAAGTACTACCCGACCCTTATCCCTCCGAAGCCTTGGGAAGGAGCTTGGGGAGGTGGGTACTACAGTGAGCACATCCGCCCCTTACCTATCATCAAGACCCGCTATCGTGAGTACCTGTACGAGCTGGATGAGCGCATCAAGGCTGGTGATATGACCGAGGTGATCGATGGTTTGAACCACATGCAAAACACCGCCTGGGCAATTAACACCAAGGTGCTCGATGTCATGCGTGAACTGTTCAACCGGGAGACAGCCGATTCGGTTGCCGGCCTGCCTCCACGGGTGCGCCGGGAGATCCCCCGCTGTCCTGTCTGTGGTGCTGATATGTCCATGGTCACCAGGAAAAACCCACACCCCTGCCTCGCCAATGACGTCGAGGTGCTGAAGAAATGGAAAAAGGCTGCGGCCGCCGTCCATGACTACAATGCCCGCCTTGTTTCCAAGTACATCCAGCACGACACCATGATGACGATGGCCGAGCAGCTCAAGGATGAGGAGGCCTTCTACTACCCCTATCAGATGGACTTCCGTGGACGGGTGTATGCAGTACCGCCTCACCTTAATCCGCAGGGCACCAAAGCCGCCAGGGGATTGCTCCACTTCGCCAAAGGTAAGGCCCTTGGCTCCGAGGATGCGGTCAAGTGGCTCATGATCCACGGGGCGAACTGCTGGGGAGAGGACAAGGTTGACTTCGCTGCCCGGCAGCAGTGGGTATTGGATAGTGAAGACAAGATCTTGGCCAGTGCTGCAGATCCAATCGGCTTCCAGTGGTGGACCGATGCTGACTCCCCGTGGTGCTTCCTGGCCTTCTGCTTTGAGTGGGCTGGATACAAGCAGCAAGGATTGGCTTTTGAGTCCAGGCTTCCCATCGCAATGGACGGGAGCTGCAACGGTATCCAGATCTTCAGCCTGCTCCTACGTGACGAGGAAGGAGCCAAGGCAGTCAACGTCCTCCCCTCCGACAAGCCACAGGACATCTACCAGATCGTCGCTGACCGTGCCGTCACGAAGCTCCAGCACCTGGTCGAGCACGGGGAGCTGGTCTACTCCAAGACCAAGACCGACCAAGATGGTGAGCCCAAGCTCCTATACGATGAGAGGGCCGAAGCTAAGGAGTGGCTGAAAATGGGCATCAACAGGAAGGCCACGAAAAGGCAGGTCATGGTCCTTCCTTACGGTGGAACCCAACAGTCCTGTAAAGAGTACACCTTGGAGTACCTAAAGGGACGTATTGAGGATGGCTATCAGTGGGGAACGAACCCCTTCCTCTCTTCCTTGTTCATGTCCAAGGTCATTTGGCAATCGATCAACGAGGTAGTGAGAGCCCCGCAGGAAGCCATGAAGTACCTCCAGGAGGTTGCATCTCTGGTCTCCAAAGAAGGTCTACCTATCTGGTGGACCACACCGACCGGCCTCCCTGTGATGCAAGCGTATCGTGAGACGGCGACTACTGTAGTGCAAACCAAAGTTGGTGACGCCCGTCTACAGTTGGTCGTTAGAGAAGACACTGATATCATCAACATCATCAAGCAGAGGAACGCCATCAGCCCTAACTACATACACTCCCTGGATGCTGCGGCCCTCCAGCGTACAGTTTGCCTAGCGCACAAACATGGGATCGATGGGTTTGCCATGATCCATGATTCATACGGGACACATGCGGCAGACACCCCTGCTTTGGCCCGGATCTTACGAGAAGTCTTTGTCGGGATGTTTGGAGGAGGACACAACCTCTTGGAGGAGTTCACCAAGGAGGTGGTCCAAGTCTTGGACGAGGACAAAAAACAAGAACTGCCTGAACTTCCCGAACTAGGAAGCCTGGATGTCTCCAAGGTGCTGGAGGCAGAGTTCTTTTTTGCCTGAGATAATGCCGTGGATCGCCAATGATCCCCGGTATTTACACTTCAAAAGTGGCAATTAACACTGGCTTAAGGACCCCGCAAGGCGAATCAAGATCCACCAACACGACAACAGGAGGTAAACAACTCGATGACTATGGCCCCAAGTAAACTGCGAGATCTCCTCGCCAACGCACCGACAAACGAAGCTGCAAAAGCAGCAATGGCAGTGGTGGATAGTGTTCAGAGCTGTCCGAACAACGGAGTCAAACTGCTTGGAGTCAGCTCAGCCTTTCTCTTGGCTGTTGAAGCGTCCGGTCTGACCGTGTCCGATGTCATGGTCTACACGAAGAACGCAATCAACAACGCTGAAGGCAAACGCCCAGAGTTCCAAGCAGTGGCCCGTTACATCGACAACGAAATCTTGAATTAGGAAGCCCGTTAGGAGGTTTAATGGTAAAGCTTGAGAGGAAACTCACCGGCAGAGTGGAAGCTTACTACCCCCACCTGAACAAACCTGATGACCGCTATAATCCAGACAAGCCGGAATATAAGATCAGCATCATCTATGAGAACGAGGAAGCTGCCTCGTCCATGCTGGAGCTGATCAAGGAAGCTCAGGCCCAGGCAATCGAAGCCGCCGTGGCCCAGGCCGCTGACGAAGCCAAGAAGAAGGGCAAGAAGTTCAACGAGGAGCGGTTCCGTGCGAACCTGAAGTTGGTCCAGCTCCCGATCAAGGAAGAGCTGGATGAGGACGGCGATCCCACTGGTAGGATCATCGTCGGCCCTTTCAAGATGAGGGCTAAGGGGATCACGAAGGATGGTAGGGAATGGGAACGTCAGTGCCCGGTCTTCGATGGTGCTGGCAAACCCATCGACACCGAGAAAGTATCCATCTGGGGCGGCTCCATAGTGAACGTCTGCTTCTACATCGATACGTTCTACACCGCTGGCCTGGGTGCTGGCGTATCGCTCAAGCTGGAAGCGGTCCAGGTTCTGGAGCTGTGTTCCGGCAATACCGCGAAGACAGCGGCTAGCTTCGGCTTCAGCACCGATGGCGAAGGTCTGTCCCAGGACGACGACGACGACGATGAAGCCGACGAAACGTCCCCGGAGGATACTGGCGAAGACGATTGTCCCTTTTAAACGATGCGTAGTCGGTACGCGAAATACAACCGAACACGGAAAGAAACAGGCTATCGGAGCAAACTTGAGGTTCAGATAGCTGCCTCCCTCCAGGGGACCGAGGCTCTATACGAGCCGATCAAGATCCCCTACACCGTCACTTCCCACCATACCTACCACCCAGACTTCGTACTCCCCAAGCAAGCCATCATCATCGAGGGCAAGGGCGAGTTCCCGGCTGCTGACCGCAAGAAGATGATCCTGGTCAAGACACAACATCCTGACCTAGACATCCGCATTGTCTTCAGCAACCCAAACGCGAAGATCGGGAAGAAGTCCAAGACGACGTATGCGGATTGGTGCAAGAAGAACGGCTTCCCTTATGCGAAGGGAACCGTGCCGGAGGAATGGCTGAAGCATCGACCCAAGGCTCGCCAAAAGAAAGCCCTTTCCGTGTTCCTACAGGAGTCACACATGGCTAACAGAAGAATCACGGATCACATCATCATTCATTGCGCGGCTACCAAGCCCCTGATGGATA